GGTTAAAGGTAAAGATGTAGTTACTAATACTCCTGACCAAACAATTAATATTTCACAGAAGTTTAGTCCAGATTCCGAAACAGCAGATAAAAATGATGGTGGTTCGGCTATTACTACAGATGTACCAAACGATGATACTACAAAGCCAGGAGGCAAAAAAGGTGGTATGCCAGAAATTTTAGCTGCGGCAACAGGAACTGGTGGTAATACAAAAATAAATAGAAGTAATCCAGTAGATGGTACACCGGTCTCAGATGGTTCAAGTGCTGATCCAACTTTTAAAGCAGGTCTTAATTTAAACAATCAAGCAGTAAATAAAGCTTAAAATATAAAAAATGGCAATAATATATACATATCCAAAACTACAAAATCCTCAGGGTAATGAACTAATAGTCGTATCGGATGTAAATAATAAGAACGCAACTAGATTAATTACCATAGCAGATATAGCATCGTTAGTACCAGGCGGTGGTGGAGCGGGTTGTAGTACTGCTATTACAGGAATTGTTGACAACGCTGGCGTTTCTTTATATAGTGCTTTAGCATGTAGTGACATGTCTCTAGTATCTAGCGATAATTCAATATCAATAAGCACTAATGCTAATAATGATGGTATAAATATAACAACAGTACAAACTCCTTTAGAGTGCGCTGAAACTACAGTATTAGGTGGTATTAAAATAGCTAGTCAATATGACATTGATTTTATACCAGGCCCTGTTACTTCGGATTTTACAACTCTACCTATAGAAAAATCTTTTTCTACAGACGAACCAGGGCAAAGCTGTACTGCAATAGTAAGAATACCAAACACTACTCAATATCAACTTCCATGCGCAACGATTGATGCTATTGGAGGAATTAAAATAGGTGCTGTAGATGAAGCAGCTAATCCTGTTACAGGTACTGGAACTGCAATTGCTTTAGAAGCGAACGCAAACTGTGAAGGTTTTGTAAGAATACCTAGCATTGATCCTTATGTTTTACCTTGTGCTGGAGCGACTACCTTAGGTGGTATTAAAGCAGGTAAGGTAACTATAGAAGTTCCAGCCGTTGCTGAGAGCGGTGCGTACTACCCTATTGAAACTGTTGAAGATGATTGTACGGCAGTTGTTAGAGTGCCATCAAGTGCTAGTATAACTTGTGCAACTACTGAAAGCATTGGTGGAATAATTGTAGGTTCTGCAGGTGGTTCTATATCTCCAACAACAACAGAAAATCCGGCAACAGCATATGCTGTAGAAGTAAACAATAACTGTGAAGCTTATGTTCAGGTACCTAATTCATCTTCACTTAGCTGTGCTACAAGCACCACACTTGGAGGAGTTAAAATAGCTAGTGCTATATCTCAAGACTCTGTTCCTTCTGCGGCAGGATCAGGAACATTATATCCAGTTCAAAAATTAAGTAATGAAGTAGGTACCGACTGTACGGCAGTAGTAAGAGTACCAGATTCAACTACGCCTGAAACTGTTAAAATAGGTTTTTCACCTATGAGTATATATGAAGCTAGAAACCAAATAGCTGCAGTTTCACAAACCTACTGGATACAACACGTTATAAACAGCGAAACTTTATTTAATAAAGTTGATTACTGGTCTTTAAATGGAGGAATAACTGGTCAACTTACAGTTGGTGTATATTCTGGAAATTTAGATACATTTGCTAGTTCAAACGCCACGCTCATTGCATATGGGACTGCAGATACTATTGCGGTAGGTGTTAATACTATTAATTTAACAACAGCTGCAAATGGAGCATCAGTACCTCCTGGTCAAGACGTTGTAGTTATGGTTTCAAGAGATACAGAAGGTCCAGCTATATTAGGTATTCCAGGAAATCAATATCCATTAGCACAAGCTAAGCTATCAATGAAAACCCCTGGGTATTTAGTAAGTACAGGCTTATCATTAGGAGATACTATTACAACAAACTTACAAACTCTTTTAAACGCAAGTGGTCAAGAAACTGCTGTTGGAGCAAGTGTGGACAGGTTTGCATTACACTTTTATTTGAAAGAAGATGGTTCAGATAGTAAAGATGAGGCAGATAGTGAAGAAGAGTCTGAAGGAGGATAAAATATTCTACAAACCGTAGAAAACCAAACTATCATGTGATAGTATAATAATAACCAAAATAAAAAAAAACCATGACGTTTTTATATACCAGTAGCTTTAGAGCTGCTACACAACCAGATCAAAGTATGATCAACCATTGGAAACATATAACCGAAAAAAGTAATTGGAGAATTGTACAGTTACCAAATGGATTTTATCAAACAGAATACAAACACCCAGAAGAAGATGACTGGGTAGATGTAACTCGTAGAGAAACAATGGAAGGAGCTGAAGCCGCTATTGATGGATCTATAGAACACTATGACAAAAAGTTAGAGTTTCTTAAAGGACCTAAAGTAGTTAAAACATTTAAATAAATAATTATGGCATACGGTAAGAAAAAATCTATGACTAAAAAGGTTAAAAGCAAACCTAAGAAAACAAAAAATAAGTCAAAAAAGAAATAAGACAAATACAATTTAATTTAATCAAATGAATGAAACCATAGTTAAGCATCTAAACTTCGGTGATGATGCTAGAAGCAAAATATTTGCAGGAATTAATAAACTCACTAATGCTGTTAGCTCTACATTAGGAGCTAGCGGCAAGTGTGTTATAATGGAAGACAATACTGGTAAACCAATTATAACAAAAGACGGTGTAACTGTTGCTGACAATATAATATTACTAGACCCAGTAGAAAATATGGGAGCTAGATTACTAAAAGAAGCAGCACAAAGAACAGTTAAAGACGCTGGTGACGGTACTACAACAGCAACCATACTTGCTCAAGCAATACTTGAAGAAGCTACCAAGCACGATCAAGTTGATAGTTCAAGAAATATAAAAGAAGGAATTAACTCAGCTGTTGAAAATGTAGTTAAATACTTACAAAAGAAAAGAAAAAAAGTAAGTGGTAATAAAATAGATCAAGTAGCTACAATATCAGCTAACAATGATAAAGAGTTAGGAAAAATTATAGGTGAAGCTTTTAAAAAAGTAAATGAAACAGGCGTTGTTATCATGGAAACTCATGATGAGAATAAAACTTTTGTTGAAGTTATTAAAGGAGCTCAATATGAAAGAGGATTAACCAACCCTCATTTTGTCACTAACAAAGACAAAGGAACTGTAGAGCTTGATAATCCATATGTTTTGCTTGTAGAAAACAAAATAGAAAACATTAGGCAAATTCAAGGAGTTTTAGAGTTTATTATAAAAGGAAATAAAAGTTTATTAATAATAGCTGAAATGGAACCAACGGTTACATCAGCATTAGCAATGAATAAGATACAAGGTAATATAAAGGTTAATGTTATTGATCCTCCAGTTTATGGAGTTAATAAACAAAAAACTTTACATGACTTATCACTTATAACAGGTGCTACTATTATTAATGAAGATCTAGGAGATGATATGGACATGCTAACAGAAGAGCATTTAGGTTCTTGTGTTAAGTCAGTTACAGACAATGCTGAAACAATATTACAAGTTCATGAATTAAGTGAAGAGGTAGAAGATTTAATACTTAGTTTAAAAGATAAACTACAAAAAGAAACTAACCCAAACTTAGTGTTATCACTAGAAAAAAGATTAGCTAGATTAGCTGGCAAGGTTGCAATTGTTAAAGTTGGAGCTAACTCAGAGGTAGAATTAAAAGAAAAGAGAGATAGAGTTGAAGATGCTATTTGTGCTACTAAAGCCGCAATAAAAGAAGGCATAGTACCTGGAGGTGGTATAGCTTTATTAAATGCCGCACAGTTTTTAACACCTAAAAATATAGGTGAAGAAGTTTTATACTGTGCTATTAAAAAGCCATTTGAAGTTATATTAAGCAATGCTGGTATAAACGATTATGAAACCCCAGATACTACAGGTAAAGGTTTAGATGTGGTTACAGGAAAAACGGTGGATATGGTAAAAGCCGGAATAATAGATCCTTTGCTAGTAACAAAAAGTGCTTTAAAAAACGCGGCTTCTGTAGCAACTACTATATTATCAACTGATTGTGTAATCAACAACTTGAGAGCAAATGAAAGCAGTAGGTAAATATATAGTTATAAAAGAATTACAAGAAAAAACCACTAAAACAAAAGGTGGTTTGCTCTTGTCTGATAAACAAAGAGAAGACATAAGGTATCAAGAAGCTGAGGTATTAAACCCAGGTTCTGACGTAACATTATTAAACAAAGGTGATAAAATCTATTACGATCGACACGCTGGCTTTAATATTGAAATAAATAAAAAAATGTTCAAAGTAATTAAAGAACAAGATGTAGTAATCATCTTATAAAAAGAAAAATATGGCAGGTATAAGAACAGATTTAAATAGAATGGAGGATATGGTTGGAGCAGCTAATAGCACTGAGAAACAACCTGACGCAACTAGATACTATAAAGAAATAACAAAGAGATCTGGAGAAGTAAAACAAAAATCCATTTCTCAAAAGAAATATGAAAAAAAAGCAACTAAAGCAAGCGAAGATGTATGGGATGAAAAACAGGATAAGAAAGTTGTTTTAAATCCACAAGCAAAATATAGTTCAGAAGGAAAAACAACTACAACAAAAGTAATTAAAAAAGGAGATAAACCTAGAAAAAAGACGTTTGTTAAAGAGACGTTCGCTGCTGGCGTTAAACCACCAACTCATAAAAAAGGTGGTGTAATACTTCCTTCGGGACAAACCTATAAGTGAGAAGATTAACCTCATCAAATTAAAAACCCAAACAAAATGCAAGATAGAAAAGATTTAGAAAGAAACGAGGCTACAATAAAAAAAATAAAAAATCCACCTAATTATAGTATATTAAACCCGGAGTATAAAGCCGCAACAAAAACTGATGAAGAAATAGCAGATACTAGAATTCAAAAAAGAGTTGACAAGCATAAGCAAAAAGCAAAAGACACTTTAGACTCTAACGAAAATAAATCTTATAGACATCACGAAAAGCAGAAAAAGCTTTTGCATAAAAGAAGATTAAGACACGGTTTAAGTACTCTTGAACAAGACCAACAACAACGTCTTGGTAATGCCATTGGCAGTTCCATGAATATAGGAGGAACAGCTAGATGAGATTAACCTCATCAGATTTAAAAGAATTAAATTTACTTAAACATTATAGAATAATACGTAAATGGGCTTGCAAAACAAACGAGCTTAACGATGCTGATCTAGAACTTTTAATTTATTTGGATTCTTTAGAATTATTTACTAAACAAGATTTTAAAACCGGTACGTACTCATATAGCTGGGATAATAGGCGCTGGAACAGGTTGTTGAAAAGTGGTTGGATAGTAGTTTGGAGAGAACGAAATAGAACAACGCAGAAATACAATATATATAAAGTTTCTACAAAGTGCAAGCAGTTAATAAGTCGTATGTACCGTATTATATTAGGTGAGGAAGATATGCCCACCAAAAAATTAAAAAACAATTATATAGATACAGTATTAAAAACTTCTATAAAAAACGTTAACAAAGATAAAACAAGATAATATGGCAATGATAACTCAAGTCAATGGTAAAGCATTAAACACCATGGATCAAACGTACCAAACTGGTCAAAAGCCAGTACCAGCTGGATTAAGCTCTATAGATGGAGCACAGAGCTCAATATCTGGTTTAGCAGGCGATGTTAGTGCAGCTCAAGGAACTGTTGGTGGTGTAAATCCAGCGAGTGGTGCAACTGTTGGAACAAACCCTGGTACAGGTTTAGGATCTTCAACTAATCCTATGGATCCAAGCGAAATTATAATTAACAATCAAACATAAAAATTATGCCAAGTTACGGAGAAAAACAAATACCAGCAGGTAAAAAGAAAAATTGTAACCCTAATTACTTTAAGCCAATGGGCACAAGATCAATGGAGTCAAGAATGACTACAGTAAAAACTGATCTAAAAGTAGAAAATATAGAGTACAAAGGCAACGCTGTACTTAGAGCAAATAAAGGGTAGTGGAAGATATAAAGCTTTATTTACTAAATGCAGGAGCTTTTGGTATAACAATGATGGATTGGCTAGAGCCTGCATTAAAAATAATGTTGCTTATTGTAACTATTGGTTACACTGCTCATAAATGGTGGAAACTTAAAAAATGAGACAAATAAATAAAATTATCGTACATTGCTCGGCTACTAGAGAAGGCCAAGATATTCCAGTTGAAACGATTAAAAAATGGCATATCGAAGGTCGAGGGTGGTCAGACATAGGCTATCATTTCTACATTGACATAAATGGTAAAATACAAAAAGGTAGAGACATAGCTAAAATCGGAGCTCACTGCAAGGGTCAGAATCGTAACTCAATAGGATTATGTTATTGCGGAGGCGTTGAGGCAGATGGTAAGACTCCGAAAGACACTAGAACAGACGAGCAAAAAGATGCTCTACTTGCGGTACTTAGAACTCTAAAAGCTATGTATCCGGAAGCAATAATACACTCACACAACGACTACGCTAATAAAGCATGTCCATCATTTGACGCGACTAGTGAATATGAAAATATCTGAAAACACAGAGTTTAAAATAGATCTCAAGACTGTAATAGCTATAATAATGATAACAACTACTTTTGTTGGTATGTATTACACGCTTCAATCAGATATAGAAGAAGCTAAAAAGCTTCCACCTTCTGAAATAAAGCGTATGGAATATGATTTAAAACAAGAGTGGCAAACTAATCATATAGAAAGTTTAGAAGAAAAAGTAGATGAAATACTTGACTGGTGTAAAGAACTAGACAAAAAAATCAACAAAAAAAAAGATAGATAATGGCTAAGATGAAAACCAAAAAGAAAAACCCTTGCTGGAAAGGTTATACAGCTATGGGAAAAGATGGTCAAATTATCATGAAGAAAAAAGGTAAAAAAATGGTACCTGCCTGTAGACCTATTAAAAAGAAAAAGTAATGGCTAAAAGCGTTAATGCAAGATATGAAAAGCGTAATAAAAAAATGCGCTCAGATTATAAAAAAGAAACTGGCAAAACTTTGGGTACTCGACAAACTGCGGGTAAAGGTGGTCGTAGAGTTTCTTTTGCTTGCAGATTCGGTGGTATGGCCGGAGGTATGACTAAGAAAAACGGTGAACCTAGTAATTTAGCAATGGCCCTTAAAAAATGGGGTTTTAGTAGTAAAGGTGAAGCTAGGGCTTTTTGTAAAAGAAATAAAAAATCTAAGAAATAATGGCTGAAGAAAAATTTCCAGAAGTAAAAGAAAAAAATGAAGGTAAATTTACTAAATGGGTAGAAAAAAATATGCCTGGTAAAGATACTTGTGCTGCTGCATCTGCAGTTATGAAAAATAAAGATAATTATGAACCAGCTGTTGTTAAAATGGCTAACTATGCTAATAACTTTGGTTGTAAAACTAAAAGTAAAATGCGTAAAAAGAAATAATTATGGAAGTAATAAAACAAATTGTTAATCACCCACTTTCAAAAGGCGTAGCATGCTTTGTTATAGGTGCTTTACTTATTATAGAATCTCACTCACTATATGCTGGAATAGCTATAGGTATGGGAATACGAGAAATATTATTAGCTTTTAAACAGGGTTAAAAAAAATAAAATGGAATCAAATCAATCAAAGGGTTTAGGAGACTCAATAGAAAAGTTTACAACTGCAACAGGTATAAAAAAACTAGCTGATAAAATACCAGGCGGTTGTGGATGTAAAGCTAGAAAGGAAAAGTTAAATAGTATGTTTCCTTATGGAAAAAAATAAAAAAAAATTTAAAGAAACTAAAGTTGGAGCTTTTTTAAAAGAAAGAGCTCCTAAACTAGTTTCTCAAATAGGAGAGTTCTTACCGGATCAAGGTGCACTAGGTATTGTAAAAAATATGATAACAAGTGATACTATTATAGAACCTAAGGATAAAGAAACAGCGTTAAAGCTGTTAGAACAAGATATAGCTGAAATGAACAACGTTTCACAGAGATGGATAAGTGATATGACTTCTGATTCTTGGTTAAGCAAAAACACTCGACCTTTAGCATTAATATACTTAACTTTATGTATGAGTATATTTATAATATTAGATTCTACAGTGATACTAGAAATAAACCAAGGTTGGATTTCACTATTAGAAGCTTTATTAATAACAGTTTACGTAGCGTATTTCGGTAGTAGAGGCGCTGAAAAAATACAAAAAATTAGAAAATAAAAAAAATGAGTGTAATAGGATTAACACATAAAGAACCAAGAGTTTTTGCTCACGACGCTGTAGCTTTAGAAAATTTACCAGGATGCTTGTATAGAGGTATTGTATCTATAGATACCGTTGCTCAAAATGGTGGTGAAGGTTTTGTCGCTGGAGAAACTTATAGAGCTATATCAACAGGATCTGCTGGAACAATAATAAATGTAACAGTTAGTACTGTTGGCGCAAGTGGAAATATAACTTCTCTTGTGATTGACAACGCGTCTTGTACTAGTACTAACTATTCAGTTGGAGATACATTAACTGTAATATGGCAACCAAAAGGTGCTCAAACATCTACAACGGCTCACGTTGATGCTGTAGATTATATACAAATAGATGAATTACAAAACACTGATTGGGACTATGGATGTCCTATTTCTCCTATAGGTACAAGATTTGGCAAAGATCCAAATGATACCGGTGTACCTGCTTCTTATAGACCATCTTATTCTTATAGACAAAAAGATTTAATAGATCTTAATTGTAACGAATGTGATTATCAAGCTGCTGCTCCAGGAGCTTCTCTTTATATAGGTTATGATTTAACTTCTTTAGATGTTATAATGGAAAGTGGTAAATTTGTTGAATATAAAAATGTACCTGCTGGAAGCTTTCTACCTATAGCAGTACTAACAGTTTGTGCAGCGCAAGCAGCTGGACCTACTCCACCTACTTCAGAAGAATTAAAAAACTTGATATTATGCCTGTTTTAAGTAATAAAAATACTATACCTGCTATATCACCTCCTGGTGGACCATTTGGACCTAACATTATACCAATTGTTAACGGTATAGTTCAAGAATCTGCTCCTTTTCCTTTTTATATTTTAGCAGAAAACGCTACTAACGAAGATTATATAATACAAGAATAATGGCAAATATAAAAATATCTCAATTTACAACAACCAGTGACATAACAACCATTGAAGGTTTAGCTGGTTACAACTCTACTACAAACGTTCAGATAAGCGGGACCGATCTATTATCGTCATTAGCAAGTAATCTATACTCACCTTTTGGAAATAATGGAGATGTATTAACAATTGTTAATGGTGCTCCGGCTTGGGCTGTTGGCGGTAGTGGTGGAACATTACAGCAAGTTTTTGATAATTCTGTTTCTAATAATCAAATAACCACAAGCAATCTTAATGACGCTATACAAATGGATTTCCAAGAGTATGCGATTAGAACAGCAAATGATGGAGCTTTACTTTTAAGTGCTCCTAGCTCTGGAGCTGGACCAGGTAGTAGCATTACTATGAATATTACTGGAATTACAGCTCAATTAGACGGTTCTATAACTCAAGATTTTAAAGTTCAAGGAGCTTCAGGAAGTAAAATACAATTAGGCGCTTCAAGTGGTGCAACTATACAAATAAAGTCAACGATTACTGGAACTCCAGCACAAGGAGATGTGGCTGTTGCAGAGGACACAGACGGAACTGTAGTTTGGCTAGATGCATCTGAATTAGATTTTTCTAACCTACCTACTACAGACCCTCAAATAGCAGGAAGACTGTACAATGAAGGCGGTGCTGTCATGGTGTCAGAACCATAAAATAAAACAAACAATTAAATTAAATAAAATGAATAAAATAAAAGAAGAACACTTAAAAACAATCCAAGAACAACAAACAAAGTTGAATAACCTGTTAAATCAAATAGGTTATGTTTCCGCACAAAAACACGGCTTACTTCACGAATTTGGAGAAGAAAATAAAAAAGCAGAAGATTTTAAGTCTTTATTAGAAGAAGAATACGGACAAATAAATATTAATGTAGAGACTGGTGAGTATACTAAAATAGAAGAACCAGAACTAACTAAAGTAGACTAAAATGTCAAATGTAATAAGAAAAATAAGTATTGGTTCTGATTACAAAAATGACGCCATGCATTATTCCTTAGGGCAAGAAGTATATGGAGGTCATATTATTTGTGATATTTTATCTGACGAAATAAAAGGTGAATACTCTGTTTTTATAAAAAAAGAAAATGAAGTTTTACCTTGGAAAAAGTTTAATGCTAATATGGCTATAGCTGTAGAATATAATTTACAGTATAGTGAATAGTATTTATGACTATATAGTAAGACCAATAGGTGAAAGATATAATAATAAAATTAAAGTTGGTAACAAAGATCTTGTATTAAATACTAAAATAGAAAACTTTAAAGTTATTAATAAAAAAGCAGAAGTTATTGCAGTTCCTAAAGCTTATGATTTACCAATAAAAACAGGTGACGTAGTTTACATACATCACAATGTTTTTAGAAAGTTTTATAATATGAAAGGTAAACAGCAAAATAGTAGAGCTTATTTTAACGATAATTTATATTTTTGTTCACCAGATCAAATATATATGTATGAGAGAAATGGTTTTAAAAAATCTTTTTTAGATAGATGTTTTGTAAAACCGCTTAAGCACAAAACTTTAGGTAAAAAAACAATACCAAACCTAGGTGTTTTAAAATATGGAAATAAAGTATTAGAAACGTTAAAGGTTTATGAAAATGATATAGTTAGTTTTCCTAATTTAAGAGAATGGCAATTTGTTATAGATAATGAGCTATTATATTGTATGAAATCAAAAGATATATTATTAAAGCATGGACGTCAAGGAAACGAAGAAGAATATAATCCAAGCTGGGCAACTAGCAGTTAAAGAATTAATCAAAGTAGCAAAAGAACCAATAGTAGACACAGGAGAAGATGTTACAGCTGATAGATTAAAAAATGCAGCAGCTACAAAAAAGTTAGCTATATTTGATGCTTTTGAAATACTAACAAAGATACAAGAAGAGGAAGATAAAATAACAGGAAAACCTAAAGAAGAAAAAAAAGAAATAAGTTTTAAAGGTTTTGCAGAAGGGCGTAGCAAATGAGTTATCAGCAAACACTTTGGAAAGAAGTTAAAGATCTTATAAATCCTAAAATTTTAGCTAAAAATAATAGGTATAAAAAATGGGATTATGGTTATAACGCAGATTATGATTTTATAGTAATTAGTAAAACTGGTCAAATTGGACAAATCATTGAAATACAAAATCTCAGGATTGCTTTACCAGCAGCAAATGAATCGTATAAACGAAGCGAAAAAAAAGAGGAACAATACTGGGAAAAATTTGAATACCCGAAAGAATTAGCTAGAATAAAAACAAGGTTTGACTGGGAAGAATATCCTATAGATTTTAAGGAAAAATGGTATGAATATATCGATGAAGAATTTAAGCGTAGAGAAGAAGGTTTTTATTTCTACAATTGTGGCAGTCCTGTATATATTACTGGTACTCATTACATGTATTTGCAATGGTCAAAAATTGACGTTGGTGCGGCCGATTATAGAGAAGCAAACAGACTCTTCTTTATATTTTGGGAGGCATGCAAAGCAGATAATAGATGCTATGGAATGTGCTATCTTAAAAACAGACGGTCTGGATTTTCTTTTATGTCGTCCGCAGAACTCGTCAATCAAGCCACCATATCTTCAGATGCCAGATTCGGTATCCTTTCTAAGTCTGGAGCGGACGCTAAGAAAATGTTCACAGATAAAGTTGTACCAATATCCGTTAACTATCCGTTTTTCTTTAAACCGATCCAAGACGGTATGGATCGTCCTAAGACCGAGCTCGCTTATAGAGTCCCAGCTTCAAAGCTTACTAGACGTAAACTAGATGACAACGTTAAGCTAAAAGAACTACAAGGTTTAGATACAACTATTGATTGGAAAAATACAGGTGATAACTCTTATGACGGTGAAAAACTAAAACTATTAGCTCACGATGAAAGCGGTAAGTGGGAAAGACCTGATAATATATTAAACAACTGGAGAGTTACAAAAACTACATTGAGACTAGGACGTAGAATAGTAGGTAAATGTATGATGGGCTCAACTTCTAATTCATTAGATAAAGGTGGAAACAACTTTAAAAAATTATACTATAATTCAGATGTTACAAAACGAAATAGAAATGGACAAACAGCTTCTGGACTCTATAGCTTGTTCATACCTATGGAGTGGAACTACGAAGGATTCATGGATACTTTCGGATTACCTGTTTTCATTACAACAAAAAATAAAAAAGTCGGAATTGATGGTTTACCAATTAAAATCGGAGTCATTGAACATTGGGAAAACGAAGTCGATGGATTAAAAGAAGATCAAGATAGTTTAAATGAATATTATAGACAGTTTCCAAGAACAGAAAAACACGCTTTTAGAGATGAAGCTAAAAAAAGTTTATTTAATTTAACTAAGATTTATGAGCAAATAGATTTTAATGAAGAATTAAATAATACTGTACAAGTTACTCAAGGATCTTTTATGTGGGCAAACGGAGTCAAAGACACTAGTGTTGTTTTTGTTCCTTCCAACAATGGTAGATTTAATATTAGTTGGACACCACCTGTAGATATACAAAATAACGTTATTATAAAAAATGGAATTAAATACCCTGGCAACGAACACATTGGAGCTTTTGGTTGTGATTCTTACGATATTAGTGGCACTGTTGACGGTCGCGGTTCTAAAGGAGCATTACATGGATTAACTAAATTTTCATTAGAAGACGCTCCTCCTAATCACTTTTTTTTAGAATATGTAGCTAGACCTCAAACTGCTGAAATATTTTTTGAAGATGTTTTAATGTCTTTAATATTTTATGGTATGCCCATACTAGCTGAAAATAATAAACCTAGATTATTATATTATTTAAAAAGAAGAGGCTATAGACAGTTTAGTATTAATAGACCAGATAAAATTTGGAATAAACTTTCTACAGCAGAAAAAGAAGTTGGCGGTATACCTAATTCAAGTGAGAACATTAAACAAGTGCATGCTGCTGCAATTGAAGCCTATATAGAAGATCACGTAGGAAATTTAGAAGATGGCATGGGTGATATGTATCATCAAGCCACATTAGAAGATTGGGCAAATTTTGATATAAACAATAGAACAAAGCACGATGCTTCGATTAGCTCAGGATTAGCTATTATGGCTTGCAACAAAAATAAATATAAACCCGTGTCTGAAAGACAGGTTAAAAAAATGGATTTAGGATTTAAAAAATACGACAATAATGGAGTATATTCAAAAATAATATAATATATGATTTATACTAATTCACAAAGTTCCTTTCCGGATCAAGTAGTTCCTCAAGAAGAGAAAATGTCGTTGGACTATGGACTTCAAGTCGGTAGAGCAATAGAAGGAGAGTGGTGGGCCGCAGGAGTAGGCGGAGCAAGATATTCTAATAATTACAATATATATCATAGAAGAAGATTATACGCTAGAGGGGAACAGTCAATACAAAAATATAAAGACGAACTTTCAGTTAACGGTGATTTATCTTATCTTAATTTAGACTGGACACCAGTAGCTGTAGTTCCAAAGTTCGTAGATATTGTAGTTAACGGTATGTCAGAAAAAATATATGACATAAAAGCATTTGCGCAAGATCCAGCTTCTCAAAAGAAAAGAACTAATTACGCAGAAAAACTTCATAAAAATATTGTAACTAGAGATTTTATAGAATCAGTAAAGTCTCAAATGGGTATGGATATATCAGAGGTTAAGAATATGCAAAACCCTCCTGAAAACGAAGAAGAATTAGAAATTCATATGCAACTAGATTATAAACAATCAGTTGAAATTGCAGAAGAAGAAGTAATAAATAATACGTTAGAAAGAAATAAATATGAACTAACGAAAAGAAGAATTTATAAAGATTTAGTAGAACTAGGAATTGGTTGTGTTAAAACAGCTTGGAATAAATCTGAAGGGGTTGTTGTGGATTATGTTGATCCAGCTAATATAGTTTACTCATATACAGATGATCCTAACTTTGAAGATGTTTATTATGTAGGTGAAGTAAAAAACATTTCATTACCAGAGCTTAAAAAAGAATTTCCAAACTTAACAGACGCTGAGTTGGAGATGATACAAAAAATGCCAGGCAATACTAACTATAGAAGAAACTATAGAGGAAATAGAGATAGTGATACTATTCAAGTACTATATTTTGAATATAAAACTTATGCTGATCAAGTTTTTAAAGTTAAAAAAACAGCTAACGGGTTAGATAAAGCATTAGAAAAGCCAGATACTTTTAATCCACCACCTAACGATGGGTTTGAAAGAGTTAGTAGATCTATTGAGGTTTTATATCATGGAGCAAAAATATTGGGCCATCCAATTATGCTAGACTGGAAAGTTGCTGAAAATATGACAAGACCAAAGTCTAATTTATGTAAAGTTAACATGAATTATAGTATATGTGCTCCATCTTTGTATAAAGGTCGTATAACTTCTTTAGTAGAAAGGATGATTACTTTTGCAGACATGATACAATTAACATCGTTAAAACTACAACAAGTATTATCTCGTATGGTACCAGATGGTGTTTATTTAGATGTTGATGGTTTAGCAGAAGTTGACTTAGGTAATGGAACAAACTATAATCCAAGAGAAGCCTTAAATATGTACTTTCAAACAGGTTCTATTGTAGGTCGATCAATGACACAAGATGGCGATATAAACCCAGGTAAAGTTCCTATACAAGAATTAAACAGTTCTAACGGTATGGCTAAAATACAAAGCCTTATATCTACATATCAATATTATTTACAAATGATAAGAGATGTAACCGGTTTAAATGAAGCTAGAGATGGTAGTAATCCAGATAAAGATGCTTTACTAGGATTACAAAAATTAGCTGTAGCTCAATCAAATGTTGCAACTAGAAATGTGCTTGACGCTGGTTTATATTTAACCTTAAGAACCTGTGAAAATATAGCTTTAAGAATAGCTGATTCACTAGAGTTTGCTTTAACAAACGAAGCTTTAGTTGATAGTATTAGCTTATATAATGTAGCAACATTAGAAGAAATAAAAGAATTACATTTATATGACTTTGGTATATTCTTAGAATTAGAACCTGATGAGGAAGATAAGCAAATTTTAGAACAAAATATAGATATAGCCTTAAAAAATAATCAAATAAACTTAGAAGATGCTATAGATATAAGAAATATACATAATTTACGTTTAGCTAATCAATTATTAAAATTAAAAAGAAAACAAAAATCTAAAGAAGACCAACAAAAGCAACAACAAATGATTCAAGCACAAGCTAAAGCTAATGCTGAGTCAGCTGAAAAAGCTGCTATGTATGAAGTTCAGAAAAAAGAAGCTTTTGCTCAGACCGAATTACAAGTAGAAAAAGGTAAGTCTGATTTTAGAATACAACAAATGCAAGTTGATTTACAGTTAAAAATGCAATTAGCACAGCAAAAGTTTGCTTTTGATAAAGAGTTAGCTCAAATAGATTTACAAAAAGATGTAAATAAAGAACAAATGATTGAAAATCGTAAAGATCAAAGATCCAAACTTGAAGCAACGCAGCAAAGTAAACTAATAGAACAAAGAGAATATAATCTTACCCCTACTGATTTTAGTGATCAACCGAGTGGTCCAACACTAAGTGAACAGGTAGGTATTTAATCATATAATATCATATAATGGAAGAAAAAAAAGTAGAAGATGTTCCTCAAGAAGGGGAATTTAAAATGAAAAAAAAGCCAGGTAGGCCAAAAAAATTAGTAATAAAAACTAATGATGCGCCTAAAATGGATTTAACTAAAAAAGAAGAAGATGCCATTCAAACACAAGAGACAAGCGATAGCGATGTTGTTATCGAAGAAAAGAAAGACGAGACAAGTGGCGAAAAAGTGGTTGAAGAAGTACGGAATGCCGAAGAAGTAGAAAAACCAATAATAGAAGAAATAACAGAGGAAGATACTGTAGAAAATAAAACAGAAACACCTGTTATTGAAGATCAAATTAAATTACCTGAAAACGTAGAAAAGCTAGTTAGCTTTATGAACGAAACTGGAGGTGATCTAAACGACTATTTAAGATTAAACGCAGATTACTCTTCAGTAGATGAAGACGCACTGTTAAAAGAATATTATAAAAATACTAAACCACATTTAGATTCTGAAGAGATAAATTTTATCATGGAAGAAAATTTTAAAGTGGATGAAGATTACGACGAAGAGCGAGAAGTGCGTCGAAAAAAACTCGCTAAAAAAGAGGAAATTGCTAAAGCAAAAAATTTTTTAGAAGGACTAAAGGAAAAGTATTACGAGGAAATCAAGTTGAGGCCCACGGTAAATAATGAATTAAGTAAAGCTAAAGAGTTTTTTGATAGGTTTTCAAAAGATAAAGAGATAGCGAATAAGCAACACGAAAGTTTTAAACAAAATACACAACAATATTTTTCTGAAGATTTCAAAGGTTTTGATTTTAGCGTTGGAGAAAAAAAGTTTAGGTATGGAGTTTCTAACCCAAACGAGGTTGCTGATTCTCAATCAGATATTTCTAATGTAGTTAAGAAGTTCTTAAATGATAAAGGAGAAGTTGTCGATGTTAAAGGCTATCATAAAGCTATGTACACAGCTAGGAACGCTGATACTATAGCACAACATTTTTATGAGCAAGGTAAAGCTGACGCTGTAAAAGATGTTGTTGCTAAATCTAAAAATATAAATACCGAAGGTAGAAAAAGTGCTCCTGAAGATATTTATTTAAATGGATTAAAAGTAAAAGCGGTTAGTGGTGTAAATAGTTCTAAGTTAAAAATAAAAAAAAGATAAAAATTAAAAAATGGGACAATTTGCAAGCACAGGCCCAGGATTAATTCCTACTCAAGATCAAAGTATTCTGTCGACTAACTATCTACAGTGGACTGATCCTAACGGAGCTAATTTTGCGGACTTTGCACAACAATACTTACCTGAGCTATATGAGCAGGAAGTAGAAAGATTTGGTAACAGAACGTTATCAGGTTTTTTAAGAATGGTAGGCGCTGAAATGCCTATGACATCTGACCAAGTTATTTGGTCTGAACAAAATAGATTACACATTGGTTATGATGACGTGTCTGTAGGTGGTGCTAATAACACTACTTTTACAGTTGTTATTCCACCAGGAAACGAAGTAGTAGTTAGAGTTAATCAAACATTTGTTGTTTATGATCCAGCTCAACAAATTACTTTAAAAGGTTTAGTAACTACAGCTCCTAACCCAGGTGCTCCAGGTACTTTAACTTTTGAGGGTGCTTGTTACACTGCTAATGATTTTGGATCTCTTAATCCTAATGGACTAAAACTATTTGTTTATGGTTCTGATTTTGCGAAAGGAACACTAGGAATGGACGGATCTGTTACTCCATCTTTTACTCAATTTCATAATAAGCCAATTATTATTAAAGACAAGTACGAAGTTAATGGTTCAGACACTGCTCAAATTGGTTGGGTTGAAGTTGCTACTGAAGACGGAACATCTGGATTCTTATGGTACATGAAAGCTGAGTCTGAAACTAGATTAAGATACGAAGATTATCTTGAAATGGCTATGGTTGAAGGTGAACTTGCCACAGCTGGTAACTTTGCTGCCGCTGCAGGACCTACTGCTGGTAGTGGAACACAAGGTATGTTCTCTGCTATTGAAAATAGAGGAAATGTTTATCAAGGATTCGCTGGAGCTGCAAACCCTGGTGCTGGTGCATTAGGAGACTTTGACGAGATTCTACAAGAATTAGATTTACAAGGTGCTATTGAAGAAAACATGTTATTCTTAGACAGAGCTACTGCTCTTGATTTTGATGATATGATTGCTGCTCAAGCTGGTGGTGGATATAACAACACAAGCGCTGCTTCTTACGGTCTTTTTGATAACGAAGCTGAAATGGCATTAAACTTTGGTTTTTCTGGTTTTAGAAGAGGTTCTTATGACTTTTATAAAACAGACTGGAAATACTTAAACGATGCTTCTACCAGAGGAATGGTTGACAACATTAAAGGTGTGTTAATCCCTGCTGGAACATCTACAGTATATGATCAAATGTTAGGATCTAACATCAGACGTCCTTTCTTACATGTAAGATATAGAGCTTCTGAAACAGACGATAGAAGAATGAAATCATGGATTACTGGTTCAGTTGGTGGAGCTTATACTTCATCTCTTGATGCTATGGAAGTTCATTATCTTTCTGAAAGATGTCTATGTGTACAAGCTGCTAACAATTTCGTATTATTTGTAGCGTAATTTATTAACCTTTTAAAATTTAAATTATGGCAACAATACAAATTAATATAGTAGACCAAGCACCTTTTTTCTATACATTAGAAGATGGTGATTCTTATGCAACTACGCAAAACAACGAGCCAAATCAATTGGTTATACTAGTAGCAGATGCAACTGGTACACCAAAAAAAGAGATCGTTGTAACTAGAGATGATTCATCTGTTGATGGTAATTCTATGGCTGCTTGTTTGCAAGAGGGAATGGAGATCGCTGAATCGCTACTTTTAGCAACAGGGAGTCCAACACAACAATTACCTATTTACACTGGTGAAGCTTGGGACTCGGCTGTTAGTTCAGCAGTTTCAGGTAATGAGCCAGGTCTTTTTCAAGAAGTTATTTGGTATTGCACCCAAGACGAAAAAAATGTAATTAACCAATTGATAGCTGATAGAAAAGACAAGGTTGAAGACGTAAAGGCACAAATTGAAACAGATTTAAAAGTCGCTTGTGATGAGCTCAATTTATCTGCAATAAGAGGTCCATTAGGTCCTATTGAGTGTGGAGCATCTAGTGACAAGATCGATGGCATAGCTAATGCTGCTGTTGGTCCTTTAACTGATATTCCATATGTTGGAAAAGTAGGGGTTGTTTATAAATCCGTTACAGTTCAAACTCCTTCACCATAAGGAAATTGATTATTTAAAATATAATAAAGCCTCTTTAATTAGAGGCTTTATTTTAAAATAAAAAATATGAAAGCAATAAAAATAAAAAGAGATAATCAGTTTTGGAAAGATGAAAAAAGTTATAGTATTACAGATGCTAAACTATTGACTCTTCCTTCTATAAAAGAAGTTATAACTACAGTTGGTGACAATACTTATACAGCAACGGTATTTGAAGAAGCTAATGGTGACTTTTACTTCATATGCTCAATTCCTTTATATAATGATCAATTTGGAGCTGATGTAGACTATATAAGTTTATTTAAAGAAAACGACCCCAACTTAGTACAATACTTGAGTACCAAAATTGGAGATACAACTAGCACGAGCTTAGAGAGTAAATTTAACCAAGCTAGAATTAATCAAACAAATACGTTTAAAAATTTTTTAGCTAGTGGAGACGATGTTTTAACTTTCACCTCTTCTATTGGTTTTCCTGATAGAAAAGAATTAGATATGGTTACTAAGTTTTGGCAAAATAATATTGATGCTGAACAAACTAGTACTTATAAAAAAGGAGATCAAATTACCATGTCTAATGTATATTCAGATACTAGAACGCTATTTGAGTCAAGTTATGGATTAACTTTTGATAGTACCAATGCTTGGCCAGGGCAAACAAGTATAACATTTTTTGATGTTGAAGTAAAAGGTGGTTTTGTTTCATCTGCTGCGGCTCTTGCATCAGCTATTTCTTTCGCTACTAAAGCAAATACTGAGCAATGCACTCAGTTTAGAACTAAGTTTTGGAATTCTGAAACAGCTGATAATTATACTGATGAACTTAATAAATTAGTAGACGCTGCGCAAGCAACGGTAAAAGAGCGTAATGAAGAGGTTCAGAAAGCTGAAGAAGCTCAAGAGCAAGCTAATCAGGATCTTTCAGAAGCACAAGAAAACTTAGCAAATGTTACATCTAAGGCTAATGAAGAATATGAAGAGTGTGTTAAAGAATGTGGTGAAAATCCCAGCGCTTCATGTGTGGCTGCTTGTCAAGCAACTAAAGATGATGCAATTGCAGCTGCGCAAGCTAATGTAGATAATGCTCAAGCCGCTTTAGACACGGCTAAAGCAAATTTACAAGCTGCACAGGCTGCGTATAGTGAAGCTGACTTGGCGTTGACTCAAGCTTCCCAAAATCAAACAGCACAAGAAGAACGAACCCAGCAAATCCAAGAAATTTGTGGGGAGAGCTAATAAATAAATACAAATAAACAATTATATTATATATTATGAAAAAAGAAAAAACCCCAAATGATTGGGAAATTAAAGACAGAAACTACTATTTAAAAAATGGTCTTTCGCCATTAACATTTACATTATCTTCTAAACATACTCGAAGATTTCCTTTACTTTATTTTGATGAAGAAAAAGGACATAATAGAGAATTAAGATATGCTACTAATCAAAAATCCGTTTTTGTTGACGAACAAGATGGGATGGTAACTTTGGAACATATTGTTTTTAAGGACGGCGTTTTACACGTACCAAGGGAAAAACAAAATTTACAAATGTTATTATCTATTTACCATCCAGGAAAAAACAAAAGATATTCGGAACTAGATGTAGTAAAAGAAGCAGATGATGAAATAGATGTTTTAGAAAATGAGTTTCAAGCAATATCTGCAGCTAGAGAGCTAACTGTTGATCATGCTGAGGCTATATTAAGAGTAGAGTTTGGATCTAAAGTGTCAGAGATGAGTTCTAAAGAACTTAAAAGAGATCTTCTTATATTTGCTAAGAAAAATCCTTTATTGTTCTTAGAATTGGTAAATGATGACAATGTAGAGTTGAGAAACTTTGGAATAAAAGCAACAGAGGCAGGTATTATATCTTTATCACAAGATCAAAGAACATTTGCCTGGGCTAGTAATGGTAAAAAGCTAATGCAAGTTCCTTTTGATGAAAATCCATATTCAGCATTTGCTGCATATTTAAAAACAGATGAAGGAGTTGAGGTTTATAAATCAATCCAGAAAAAACTAAAATAACAAGTGATTATAATTAAGGCGGCTATGCGGCCGCCTTTTTTATTACAAAAATATTAAAATGGCTATAAACGTAAATACAGTATATCAAACAGTCTTATTAATTCTTAATAAAGAACAAAGAGGTTATATTACTCCAAATGAGTTTAATAAAATAGCCACTCAAGTACAATTAGAAATATTTGAACAATACTTTGAAGATTTAAATCAACAATTAAGAAATCCAGGATATGAAGATGAATATGCTGATAGAGTAGACAACATTGAAGAAAAAATATCTTTATTTAAGAAGGTAGGAGAAGCTTCTTATTACACTGGTAATCCTGCTAATTCTTTGTCTGAACCTTATTTTTATATGCCAAGTGATGTTCATAGAATAGGAACTATAATATATAAAGGAGAACAAGAGATAGAAATGACAAATAGAGGAGAATACCTAAGACTAAACATGTCTAAATTAACTCGACCAACTACTAACTATCCTTTATATATACAAGAAGAAAATGTAAGTCCTGTAAATCCATTACCTCCAAATCAAGTTTTATGTGACGACTGTATTAGAGTTTATGTATATCCAGAAAAAATAACTGATAAAGTTTCTATATCATATATTAGAAAACCAAAAGATGTAATTTGGGCTTTTACTCAAGGTAGTTTACAGCAATACATTTGGGATGGTGATCCTAGTTCTACTGGTATTCCTACTCCAAGTACTGGATCTGTTAATTTTGAAATAGATGATACAGAACAAACAGAAGTTATAATAAGAATACTTATGTATGCTGGTGTGGTAATAAGAGATCCACAAATAATCCAAGCAGCTGCAGCGCAAACTAACGCAACAGAAGCAAATCAAAAAAGCTAAAATATGTCGTTTTTAACAAATACACCAAATGGTGGTTTAATAACCGAAACAAATCAACAGTATTACGTAGGTACTCAAAACAATATAGTAAGTTACACAAACGCCATTATGGATTCTATGGTGTATACTTTTAACGAGATATTAAGTATGGGATCTTCTACTTCTTGGAATCCTACTGATTATGATTATCATTTAAATAACTTTTATTTAGAGGTTAGTCCAGATGGGTTAGCTCCATACGAGTTATGGACAGGAGCTGGCGGTGCTGGTTCACCTGCTGGTCCAAACGGGACTGGTGGTGGATTTTCTATATCTAAATTTTCTAACACACAATCATTTAGTGTTGTTACTTTTGAACAGCCTGACGCTATAGAAGATGGTTATTACGTAAGAGTTAAATTAAAATCTCAGCTAGTAGATGGTGCTCCAAATTATGGTGATTATCAATACACTTCTATATTTGATCTAGTAAACAATTTTATGATTGGTTATGTAGGCAATGATAAATTAATATCAAAGGTTAAAAGAACTGATGTTTTGTTTTATGCTAAACGTGGTTTACAAGAGTTTTCTTATGATACATTAAGGTCAATGAAGTCTATGGAATTAACTATTCCACCTAGTTTATCTGTTATAATGCCTCAAGATTATGTAAATTATATTGGCTTGTCTTGGATAGATAGAAGTGGCATTAAACATCCTATTTACCCTACTAATTTAACAAGTAATCCAACTCAAAAGCCTATACAAGATACTAATATAGAAGACAATCCATTTGGATTTAATTTTCCTAGTTCTGGTTATGGAATACCAACTCAAGATAATTTTGGAGAAAATTTAGAAGGTACGTCTATGACTGAAGAAAGATGGCAAAATTTAAAACCGTTTGATCAACCAACATTAGAACCTATTTTTTCCGAAGGTATAGGAGATAGTATATATGCTAGAAGAGAAGTAGCATTATTAGGTCAAAGATATGGTTTAGAACCTGAACTGGCTAATTACAATGGATGGTTTACTATAAATTCTAGAGAAGGTAAAATATCTTTTAGTAGTAATTTAAAAGAAAGATTAATTATATTTGACTATATATCAGATGGATTAGCTTACGAAGAAGATACAAAAATACCAAAGCTTGCAGAAGAAGCATTGTACATGCATATTGCCTATAGTATACTCGCTAGTAGAAGAAATGTACCCGAGTATTTAATTGCAAGATTTAAAAAAGACAGAAGAGCCCAACTAAGAAACGCTAAGATAAGATTATCAAATCTAAAACCACAAGAATTTGTCCAAGTAATGAGAGGCAAAGCCAAGTGGATTAAATATTAAATATATGCCAGAAGCTAAAAACACATTTATCCAGTCCAAAATGAACAAGGACATGGACGGTAGAATATTACCCAATGGTCAATATAGGGATGGTGAAAACGTTCAAATTAGTAAATCAGAAGGAGATGATGTAGGAGCTCTAGAAGTAGTTTTAGGAAATATATTATTAACCGATTTTGGTTTAGATGATAAAAACTTAGAAGCGATAGGTAAGTATTTTGATGATAATACAGATACTATTTATTTATTTTTAACTAACTACACTGACTCTTCTCCAAACCAATTGGATAACGATTGTATAAATGTTCCAGGTGTATCTTGCTACATTGTATCATATAATGTAAAAACAACTGTACCAACTACGCTAGTTGAGGGTAATTTTTTAAACTTTTCAACTACTCACCCTGTATTAGGAGTAAGTCTTATGGAAGGTTTATTATTTTTTACAGACAATAGAAATCAACCTAGAAAAATAGATGTAAATTTAGCTTCACCTGGTTACTACACTAATGAAGATCAAATATCTGTAGCTAAATACTATCCTTACACTTCACCGTTACTTTTAAATTTTAAAAACGAGCCAGGTTCAGGAGGTATTGTTTGGGAATCAACAATGAAAGACACCACTAGTGAGTATTTACCTATTCACGCTGCTGGTAAGGTTGATAGTGTTAATGGTCAAACTTTAACTATAGAAGGAGAGTATTATAACATAATGCCACAAACACCAGGCTTTGGAGACTTTAATGGTAATTTAGTCACTGGAAATAGAGTACCTGCCAATGTAACAGTTTCTACAGTTAATGTTGTAGGTGGTAATACTGAATTAACTTTTAGTGTTGGTATTAGTTCAGAGTGGGATCCTCAAAATGGAGACGTAATATATTTTCAGTTTCAAAATCCTAGTTATTTAGCGGCTTGGCCAGGTGATCCTAACTATTTAAAAGACAAGTTTGTAAGATTTTCATATAGATTTAAATTTGATAATAACGAATATTCACTTATAGCACCATTCACTCAAATAGCTTTTATACCTAAACAAGACGGTTATTTTATAGGAGACAATGCTGTTCAAAGTGTTGGTAGTGATAGCATAACGCCTGAACTAGTAGGTCAAGAAAGTGAAACTTTTGACTCAACAGTAGTTCCATTTATGGAAAACAAAGTTACAGATATTGATCTATGTTTAATATCTCCTACATTTGGTAACGATGGTGACAACTTAAACTGGGATCAAGTAAACTCTTATTTGAAAATAATTGAGGTAGATATACTTATTAAAGAATCTATGACTAACAATGTTTATGTTGTAGATACTTTACTTCCTGGAGACTTTAAAATTAATGATAAATATTTATATTATAATTATCAAAGTAAAAAACCATGGAGAACTATTCCTACAAATCAAGTAACTAGAGTTAGTGATGTTGTACCAGTTAGAGCCAAAGCTCAAGAGATATCTGGAAACAGAGTTATATATGGTAATTACGTAGAAAAAAATGCTTCACCAGCAAGATTAAATTATTTTTTAACTGTTGGTCAAAAACCAACTTTTCCGCCTTTTAATGATCCTCTTACTCGTAGTAACGAAGAATTATATGTAAGAAAAGAATATCAAAATCACACATTAAAACAAAATAGAACATATCAAGTAGGAATAGTATTAGCAGATAGGTATGGTAGACAATCAAACGTAATACTGTCTGAACTTTTAGATCAAGAGCTAGATATAGGTGATGCTAAAAATTCAACTATATTTCATAACTACAAAAACAAAGAAGATTTAATAATAAGTGACAAAACTTTTGCCTCATTTACAGATACTCCAACTTGGCCTGGTGACTTATTAAGTATTATTTTTAATAATGTTATTCCAAAAGAAAAAACGAATAATGGTTACCCTGGCGTTTACTCAATAGATGATGGTAGCTTAGTAGGAGTAACTATTATACAAAGTATATCAGGCGTTTTTCCACCTAACTCTACTTGTAATAATGTTCCAATATATAGTGGAAGTTCTTATGGCGCTGCTGGAACAGCAACAATATCTATAACAACAGATGCTAATGGAGATGTTGTATCAACGTCTATTACCAGTAGTAATAATTCATGGGTTGAAGGTGTTCCTTTTCAAGTTGACTGGAGCCAATCTGGTTTAGGTTGTATTGGTTGGGAAGCTAGTCCTCAAGTTAGAGGTAATGCTATATGTCCAATAGACAATCCGTTAGGTTGGTATAGTTATAAGGTTGTAGTAAAACAAACGGAACAAGAATATTATAATGTATACATGCCAACCGCTTTAGCTGGTTATCCTTGTAATCAAAATCCTTCTGGAGATGTT